TTGCCAAAACTGAAGCTGACTGATCGCTTCGTGGCCAGTGTCTCAGCAGAGACTCGCACAGACTATTTCGACATGCAACTGGTCGGGCTGTCACTTCGGGTGGCGCCGACAGGCACCAAAACGTGGAACCTGATGTATACCCGAGAGAGCGACAATACTCGCCAGCGGGTAAAGCTGGGCCGCTATCCTGCCGTGTCCCTTGACGCAGCCCGCAAGAAAGCGCTGAGGGCCATGACGTCAGTCGCCGATGGTGAGGATCCGGCGAAGGCGAAATCCGCCAGGCGTGCGGCTGCAACCATCGAGGAACTGGGCGCGCTTTACCTCGAAGTCTACGCCAAGCCGAACAAGCGGACATGGGAAGAGGATGAGCGCATTCTCAAGGCCGAGGTGTACCCAGCAATTGGGCGCATGAAAGGGATGGCTGTTGTTCGGCGTGACGTGCTCGACATCATCGACAAGAAGTCGGCAGCGGGCGCCAAGGTCCAAGCGAGAAACATCCAGGCAGTGGTTCGGAAGTTCTTCAATTGGGCGGTCGATGATGGGTACCTGACGGTATCCCCAATCACCGGCCTCAAGCCCCGCAGCAAGCCCACTCGACGCGATAGAGTTCTGTCCGACGCAGAAGTCAAGGCGGCGTGGGGGGCGCTAAATTCGGCCGCGCTAAGCCCGGTGACGGCTGATGTGCTGCGGCTGCTGCTGTTGACCGGGCAACGCTCTGGCGAAGTGTGTGGGATGCGCAGGTCGGAAGTAGATCTAGCCCGGGCAACCTGGACCATCCCGGGCGCCCGTACCAAGAACGAGCTGACGCACGTGGTGCCGCTGTCACCGCTCGCGATGTCTATCGTGACCGAGGCCATGAGCAGGGCTGAGGATGAGGACGAGGCCCCGCTGTTCACGCGAACGGGGGAGCCCGTCGAGAGCAACGCGATTGCGCAGGCTGTTCGGCTCAAGCTCCAAGCGAGCAAAGAGCGCTGGACCCCGCACGACATCAGGCGAACAGTCGCGACTGGCATGGCATCAATCGGGATCATGCCGCACATCGTCGAGGCGGTCTTGAACCACATCAGCGGCTTTAAAGCCGGCGTGGCAGGCGTCTACAACCGAGCAACCTATGAGCCGGAGAAACGAGACGCCCTTGTCAAGTGGGCCGATCACCTGACAAGTATTTGTCAATAAAAACAAGCACTTGGCGGAGGCGGAACATTAGAGGGCAATATCGGGAACCGAGCATGAACAAAGCTCGGCGATTTATCCACTCGGTTCGTTAGAAAAAAATCATTATTTTCAGATAGTTAGCCCTATGTGCCTGTGGATAACTGGCATATAGGGTTTGGGACGGGTCGCGTCGACTTGGTTGCGACTCCCTGAAACAGTATTGTTAGCAATGCCAAATCAACACAAAGGGCATTGCGCATGAACACAAACAGCCGCGACTTCCGGCTGATCAGTATCAAAGAAGCCTGCCGCCTCACATCGCTCAGCAGGTCTTCGATTTTCCTCAAGTCTAAGGCGGGCAAGTTCCCAAAGCCTCTTAGGCTGAGTGGCGATGACGATGGCGCCCGGAAAGCGTTTTTGCTGTCCGAGGTTGAAGCCTGGATCGCCGAAAAGATTGCTGTTCGAGATCAGGAGGCTGCATGAGGCGTCCCCCGAACTGCGAAGAGATGAGCGGCCAGTCGCCAAACTCAACCGCCCATCTCCCTTCGATCCGAGAAGATTTGTTATCCCCAAATTCCAAAAGGACCGCGATGGATTCCATAGCAAGGGAACCCGCAGCCCGCCAACTCAATTCTGGCAAGGGCAAGTTTCAACTCACAGTCCTCGTTTATCCCGGTGACGCTGTCCATGAACGCCGCATCGTCGTTCCTGGCCGCGCCGGCTGGGCGCTGAACGAACTGCACAAGGCCGGGCAACGGGGCTGCAGTGCAGCCGACTTTCCGGCGGGTCTACGCCTCGCTCACTTCGTCTATCTGCTGCGTCACGAACACCGGCTGGTGATTGAGACAGAGCACGAGACGCACGGCGGGCCGTTTCCTGGCAGCCATGCCCGGTATCGGCTCCATACCCCCATCAGCATCGAATATGGCGCGGGGCGCGCTGCCGCATGAGCCAGCAAACAATGCAGAAAGAGTCACGTGACGGTCGCGCGACGTCGCGCGACGTCGCGGTCGCTGCCGTTTGGCTTGCGACCGAGAAGAACCCTCCGCACCCAATCGTGCCAGATCTCCGCCAGCGGTTCGGTCTGACACTGTCGGAGGCCGTTGCTGCAGTCCGTGAGGCTACCTTGATCAAAGCGAGGGCGTCGTGACCCCCATTGATTTCAAGGACAAGAGCCGGACGAGCCGCGGCAAGACCTACAACCTGGTGATGAAGCACAACAAGCCACCAGCCGATCAAAACGGTTGGGGGTGGTTCACCGTAGACTTCATGTGCTCGGTTGCGTTCCGCTCCCTGAGCGTCAATGCCGTCCGTGCCATAATGCGGCTGGTGGTCGAACATTGTGCTCATGGCGGGCTACACAATGGGCAACTCATTGTCACCCACCAGCAGTTTAAGGCGCATGGGGTTTCCGGCGAATATGTTGCCGACGCCATCGATGAACTGGCCTTCAAGGGACTGGTTAAAGTCCGGAGGGGGCGGGCGGGTGCCGGCACGTCGCACCCCAACGTCTACAGGCTTACCTGGCTCGGCGACCACGAGGGGGCGCCCCCTACAAACGAATGGCTGCGCTGCACCGAGGCAATGGCGGTCGCGTGGTCGGAAACCATCCGAAAGCAACACGCCGACAAGCGCGGGTCGGTCGGACGAAAGAAGAAAACCCCACTTCGGGAAGCCGAAATCCGACCGCTTCGGGAAGCCGAAATTCGCCGGGTCGCCAATGGCAGTCCACGGAGAATTTCCGAATGAAATCAATGATCAGCAAATTTCGGGTTTCCGAACACCTTTATAGATTCTGGGTGGGCAGTCGGGAAAAAGCCCTGAGCAGCGGGGCGACCATCATCAACAGGAGGCGTGCATGACCCGCCTGGCAAGCGCAACTGACCGCGGGGCTGCCATCGTCCCGTTTCCGGCAAGGTATCGGGTGGGGAAAATCCGTCGGGTGGCCGACGTGCTCGGTGATCGGCGCGGAAAGAGCGCCGATCAGTACTGGCAGCAGATCGTCGACGGCATGGCCTCTCAGATGCAGAAATCGGGGCTGGCCACACCCGTCATCGAACAGGAGCTGCGCGAATTCTTTGGCGCAGTGCAGGTCGAGCTTTGCCGGCGCCTGCATGTCGAGGGTGGTGGAGGTGCAGCATGACTATTTTGACGAACAGTCTGGCCGACTTGGCCGAGCGGATCAAAGAGAGCCACGCGGCGTTCAGCGCGGCGCAGAGCATGACAGCAAAGAAGGCGCTTGAAACCGGACGGCTGCTTTGCCGGGCGAAAGACAAATGCAGGCATGGCGAATGGTTGCCCCTGCTGGATCGCGCTGGCGTCGGCGAAAGATGGTCGCAGCACCTGATGAGGCTCGCACGCTCGGGCCTGAAAGCCGAAACCGTGTCGGCTATCGGGGGCATCAAGGCATCACTGCAACTGCTGGCAGACTTTTGTCTGCCAGTTGGCGACGAGGTGTTGGTGATTTCTACCGACAATTTCGATGACGCCTCGAAAGAGCCCATCGCCATTTTGTGGCCATCCGCCGAGTACCCAGGCTTCTATTACTTTGGGTCGATCGATGGCCGAACTCAAGAGGTGTTTCTCCTACAGAAGCCTGTGAGGGGTAAGCCGCTGCAGATGACGAGTGGTGAGTTCGTCAGCGGCGTTTGGTTAACAATTGAGCAATTCGCGAAGGGGAAAGTTGCCGGGCTCGAGTTCCAAATCGTGCCGGCCGATATCGCCGCCGATTACCGGAACCTGATGCTGGAGGCCGCGGCATGATGGATCTGGCTCACCATCCGGTATTCGAGGGGCAACCGAGCGATGACTATCTCGAGCGGTGGCGTCAGCACACCGCTACGACTGGTCGCCCCGAAGATTTTGAGTGCGTGTCGACCAGCCGGCCGACGCAGCATGACAACATCGTTCTGTTGTCCGAGGAAATCACCGTGCCGGTCTTGCTTCGGCCTGGCGGCGAGCGAGTGCCATGTTCGTTCTGTGCGCCTGGCTCGCCAAAGTTCATTCGCGGGCGCATGGCCTATTTCCCCGATGAAAAAACGGTGCGGTTCGTAGGGCATCAATGCGCAGCCACGCACTACGGAGAGAACTTTCGCCATGCGGAAAGGTTGTTCCGCCGGCAGCAGGCGTGCCGTGATTACTTCGACACATGGCAGGAAATCGGCGCGAGGCGCGAAGCGCTAGCCCAGTTTGTCGCCCGAATGGCAAAGATAGCTGCGGACCTGCAATTCGTGCGGGACCAGCTTGACGAGCAGGCAAAGGGATACTGCGAGTTTCTGCAAAGGGAACTCGCCCAGACCAACGGTGAGCTATTCATCGACGCTGACTTGGGCATGAAGGACCGAACCGGAAATGCCGTCATCCAACGAAAGTCAATCGGCCGGGCGAGTGGTCTGAAATTCCTGGCCTATGGCTACGATGTGAAGCGCGACGTTCGCCACCTGCAAACTGCACTGACTGATGCCGCGCAGCCACTGCCGGACTGGTCGCCGACCACGCCTGAGCACCCCGCGACGGACGAGATCCTAAAACGTGGGCGAATGGTCGCGCGAGCGATGCGGAGCATGCTGGCAACATTGGCAAGCATCGATGACGGGCAGCGGTTCTTTGCCCGAAAAAACCTTCTGTTGCTGCACCGTTGGGGGAATAGGCCGAATACGCCATTCGCCAGGTTCGAAATCAGCGTTGACGGTCGCCAAGTCCTATTTCGCAGCGACAGCTTTGCCGGCCTACACTACGCAAATGTGGTCGTGCCAGAGGGCACGCATACAGCGCTTCCGCCGGCGAACGACCCCGACGTCGTGTTCATCGAAAGGAAGGTTGCTTGAAGGGCAAGAAGGTTCTCCCATCGGTACGGGTAGACGGCGGCAAGCGCATCAACCTTGCTGAGGCCCGCCGGCGCCGGAAAAGCCGTTCGGAAGCCGCGACTAGCGCGCCCGTGGAGGACACACGGGTTAGCGCGGTGTGGGAGCGTGCCGAACAACGCGAACGGGTTGTGTCTGAGACAGCGCCACAACGGCGGCGTATCGCCAAGCTCCAGGATGAGGACGGCGGCAAGGACGGGGCAAGGGTCACGCAGGTCAACGTAAAGATTTCGGCGGATCGTGCCGAACGTCAGTTGTTCCGCTGCCGGCCCGGATCGTTCGAATGGCGATATGGGCGAAACAAGCAGGACGCCCTTTTCCATGCCGGTTCACATCTCGCAACCCTCTGGGAGCGGGCAGGGATGACAATAGCAAGCTCGGCGAACTTCCTGCGGGGCACCAGGTCGGGATACGCCGCCGGCATAGGCGACGGCCGGGTTGCCGCTCTAGACAGACTCACCGGGTTTCGGGGTGTGCTCGGTTTAGCGCCATCAGCGCAGCTCATTGACTACTGTGTGAATGGACACACGGCTGCCGAGATTGCGCAAAAATACGGCGTCCAAGAACGAGAAATGTCGATTATATTGCAGCATTATCTGCGATTGTGCGCAAGGCACTTCGATTTCATGTGATATCGCGCGGGAACGTTGCGTTGACACATGTAACGAAACCCCTTATGTTCTGCCTAGTTTGCAGAACTGCATCCAAAGACCCGCCCCACAGGCGGGTTTTCTGTTTTCAGAGGGCAGGGCTAGCATTGCTACAGCTATGCCACGGCAATGCACATGCATTGCACGTGCATTGCTTATGCGGCGGGTTTCCTTCGGGTTTCCGCGGAATTCCGCAGAACGCGGTAAGCCAGCAGACTTATTCGGCCAGCGCGTCCTCAACCGGCTTCGCCGTGACTTCCATGTTGAGCGCTTTCATCACGCCCAGGAAGGTTGACAGTCGAGGGTCGCCGGTAGGGCTGAGCGCCTTGTAGAGGGCTTCGCGGGTTACGCCTGCGTCTCTGGCAATCTGGCTCATACCTCGGGCACGAGCGACAACACCGATAGCGTTCGCGATATAGGCGGCGTCTCCGGTGTGTAGAGCGTCAGCGATAAGTTCCGCTTGCGCCTCGGGGCTTGCCAGATAGGCCGCTGCGTCAAAGGGTACGGTTTCTATGGTCATTTGACCTCCTGTGACATGCGGATCGCCCGCTTGATGTCCTTGCTCTGCTTCGACTTGTCGCCACCGCACAACAAGATCACCACCTCATTGCCCCGCTTCACGAAATAGACGCGGTAGCCGGGGCCGTAGTCAATACGAAGCTCGCCAATGCCGTCGAAGTACTTGGCATCGCCGATCAGGCCCGACTGCAGCCGAACGATCCGGATAGCGATGCGCTCCTGTGCGCGCTGATCCTTCAGGCCGTCGAGCCATTCTTTGAATTCTGGTGTTTGGCGAACTTCGATCATGTGTGAACTATAATTCACAGTTGCCCGGTTTGTCAACAGGGTGTGAAAAATAGTTCACAGCATGAGGCCATATCAAGACCGTCCACTCGCAATGCAACTGCCGCGCCAATCGACCGCTCAAACCGGCGAGAGGAACACATATGCCCGCACCATCAGGTAACCAGTTCTGGAAGGTTCGCAGCTCCCACGGCCGCGCCCCGATCTTCGCCACCGCAGATGCACTGTGGGAAGCGTGCACCGAGTACTTCGATTGGGTCGAAGCAAACCCGCTATATGAGGCACGGCCCTTCGCCTATCAGGGCGACGTGAAGGTCGAGAGGATAGCCAAGATGCGGGCCATGACGATTTCGGGCCTGTGCATCTTCCTCGATATCTCGCGCCAAGCATGGGACCTCTACCGAGAGCGGGAAGGTTTTGTTGGCATCACCGCGCAGGTAGACGACATCATTCGCACCCAGAAGTTTGAGGGGGCTGCGGCTGAGCTTCTGAATGCGAACATCATCGCCCGCGAGCTGGGTCTGGCTGACAAATCCGAACTGACCGGCAAGGACGGCGCGCCGTTGGTTCCGGTGCTCAATGTCTCAGTCAGCGGCAACTCTTGATCTCGTCCTGCATCCCAAGCAGGGCGTGGCATTCAACACCGAGGCAACGGAAACCTTCTTCGGCGGCGCGGCAGGAGGCGGCAAGAGCCACCTGATACGGTCGGCGGCAATCACCTGGTGCACGGAGATACCAGGCCTACAGGTCTATCTGTTCCGCCGCATCGGCGGGGATCTGGTCAAGAACCATATGGAAGGCCCGAACGGCTTTCGGGCGCTGCTCGCCGGCTGGGTGGCCTGTGGCTTCGTCACCATCGTTGAGGACGAAATCAGGTTCTGGAATGGCAGCAAGATTTATCTCTGCCACTGCAAAGACGAGAAGGACCGCTTCAAATACCAGGGCGCCGAAATCCACGTCCTGTTGATCGATGAGCTGACGCACTTCACGGACAAGATTTACCGGTACCTCCGTGGCCGGGTGCGCATGGTCGGTATCGAGGTGCCTGAGAAGTACAAAGGTCGCTTCCCGCGCATCCTGTGCAGCGGCAACCCCGGGGGCATCGGGCATCAGTTCGTCAAGAGCACGTTCATCGACGGTGCGGCCGCATATAAGGTCTACAGGACGCCCAAGACCGAGGGCGGCATGCTGCGCCAGTACATCCCGGCGAAGCTCGAAGACAACCCGGCGATGAACGACAACGATCCTGAATATGAGGATCGTCTTCACGGCCTGGGGTCGGAAAGCCTCGTCCGGGCAATGCGTCATGGCGATTGGGACATCGTCGAGGGCGCTTACTTCGACAACTTCCGCCGAGAGCGCCATGTCATTCGGCCATTTGCGATCCCAGAACACTGGATCAGGTTCCGGGCCGGTGACTGGGGCAGCGCCAAGCCTTTTGCCTTCGGCTGGTTCGCGGTTGCCTCGGAAGACACTATTGCCGGCCCCGGCGTGGTGATCCCGCGTGGCGCGCTGGTGATGTACCGCGAATGGTACGGGGTGAAGAGGGACGCTCAAGGCAAGTTCATTCCGGACACCGGTTTGAAGCTCCATGCCGAAGCGGTCGGCGCGGGTGTCAGGTTTCGGGACTATGGCGATTCCATCACTTACGGCGTTCTTGACCCGGCGGCGTTCAATCAGGATGGCGGGCCATCGATCGCCGAGCGCATGGCCAAAGGCGAGAACGGCGAAGGGGCCACGTTTACAAGGGCGGACAACAAACGAACGCCAGGCCGTGGTGCTATGGGCGGCTGGGACCAGCTTCGCAGCCGCCTGACCGGAGACGAAGACGGACGCGCACTGCTGTTCTTCTTCAGCACCTGCACGCACACGATACGAACGCTGCCGGCGCTTCAGCACGATCAGACGAACCCGGAAGACCTCGACACATCGCAGGAAGACCACGCGGCCGACATGGTTCGCTACGGCTGCATGTCCCGCCCATGGTTCAAGAAGCCGCTCGAGCAAGTAGCGCCGCCGAAACCCGGCATGGTGCAGTTGCCCGGCCCTCCTGAGCCCGCGACCGGTGGAAGGATCAGAATATGAAGGTTGCCCCGTGATCGATCCCGACGACGAACTCGACGTGGCGCAGGCAGACGCCGAGCCGGCACGCAAGCCGAAGTCCTCAAAGGCATGGCTCAGCCTGATCACCAGTTATGAAAAAGCTGGGTATGAGGACTATCAAACGCGCTGCGCGAACATCGAGAAGCAGTATGCAAACCTTGCCCGTCTGGCGAGCGTCAGCAGGAGCCGCGAATTCCAGATCTTCTGGGCAAACATCGAGGTTCTGAAGCCGTCCATGTATGCCCGACCGCCTATCCCGGTGGTCGCGACCAGGTTCAACAACACCAAGCCGATTCCGCGCGCCGCGTCCGAACTGCTGGAGCGTTCGACTGCTGTAACCTTCGACAGTGAGGACATTGACGGCGTCATGCGGCGTGTCCGCGATGACCTGGCAATCAATGCCCGCGGCTGCATCTGGGTCAGGTATGAGGCCAAGAGCAAGGACAGCGGGCTTATCGAACGCGTCTGCATCGAGCACAAGAACCGCCGTGACTTCGCGCACGAGCCGGGCCGCGGATGGATAGAAGTCGGCTGGGTAGCCGGGCGCGCATGGATGACGCGGAAGGAAATGCGCCAGCGTTTCCAGAAGACGTCAGGCAATGCATATGCCGGGGCAATCTTCGCCAAGCAAAAGGACGACAAGAACAAGACCGACGGTAAGCTCAAGGCCGGTGTCTGGGAGATCTGGTCCAAGACCGAAAACAAGGTCGTGTGGGTCACGCCCGGCGTCGACGTTGTGCTCGACGAGGACAAGCCGCACCTGTCGCTGGAAGGCTTCTTCCCGTGCCCGCAGCCTGCATATGGCACGGTAGAGCCGAACAGCCTGATCCCGGTGCCTGACTTCCTGTTCTACAAGGATCAGGCCGAGGAGGTAAACGAACTCACCAACCGCATTTCCGCGCTGACCCAAGCGCTGAAGGTGCGTGGTTTCTATCCATCCGGCGCCGGCGAGCTCAGCGATGCGATCGAAGCCGCAATCAAGTCGGTCGATGATCGCAAGGTGCTCGTTCCGGTTTCCAATTGGGCCGTAACTGGCTCGGCGAAAGACACCATCGTGTGGCTGCCGCTGGACATGGTCGCTACGACCCTGACCCAGCTTATCGCCCTGCGAAAGCAGCTGATTGAGGACATCTACCAGATCAGCGGCCTGTCGGACGTCATGCGGGGTGCAACCAACCCCAATGAGACGCTTGGGGCCCAGACGCTGAAGTCGCAGTATGGTTCGGTTCGCATTCGGGACCGCCAGGCGGAGTTGGTGCGTATCGCTCGCGACACTGCGCGCATCGTTGCCGAAATTCAGGCGGAGAACTTCCAGGCCAAGACCCTGTTGGACATGTCTCAGATGGAGTTTGAGACGGACGCAGAGGTATCGAAGGCGATCAAGGCTTTGGAAGCCCAGGCAAAGCAGGTCGTCGACACGTTGAAGGCTGCACAGGCGAATCCGCAGGTTCAGCAGATGGCCCAGGCCAATCCAGAACAAGCTCAAGCCTCATTCCAGCAGGCACAGCAGCAGGTCGAGCAGATCGCGCAGCAGGTCCAGGGATTGGAAGAAACCATTACCATCGACAAGGTGATGAAGTTCCTACGGGACGAACGCATTCGCCCTTTCACGCTGGACATCGAGACAGACAGCACCATTCAACCGGACGAGGACGCGGCAAAGAAGCGAACAGCCGAGTTTCTGACTGCTCTTGGCGGCGCGCTCGCGCAGTTGTCCCAGATGGTCGCCGCAAGGCCTGAGACGGCCCCCTTTGCCGGCGAAATCCTGAAATTTGCCATCGCGCCGTTCAGGCCAGGCCGCCAGATGCAGGCGTCCATTGACGAGTTCGTCGAGAAGATGAAGGCGTCTGCCGGTCAACCGCAGCCCGACCCGAGGGCCGCGCAGGCCGAGAGCGAAGCCAAGGCCAATTCCGACCGCGCTGCAGTGGAACAGGCCAAGGCTCAGGCGACCGTGGCCAAGTCCGAAGCCGATATCGCCCGGATCAATGCCGATGCCGCGCTGAAGCAGCGAGAGGCCGACATTCGAATCCGCGAGATCGAGGCGCGAGCGGCGGCCGATGCGCAGAAGCACGCGCAAGACATGCAAAAAGGCGAGCTCGAGCTTGCGCGGCTCCGCCTCCATCTCGCCCAGCAGGCACAGAAGGGCATCGCGCCCATGATTGAAGGGCATATCGGATGAACCGTATTGAATGGCTCGGCTTTGTGCTGAGTGGGTGCCTTTTCGCGGCAATCTTCCTTGCCGGCATCATTGTCTATGGCGGTGGACACGCGCGGAACATCGCGCTTACCGCTGCGCTTTTCGCCTGCATTTTTGGCACAGCGCTGTGGGCGCTGTTCGCCATCATTCAGGGGCGCTGAGCATGGCTTACCGGTGGTTCGAACTGGAAGACGGCCGCTCTGTCTACCGCAAGGAAGAGACGCGCCGGCCGAAACGCTCGACGCTTGCTTGTCCCATGATCGCGCAAGACACCATGGAGCCAGTCCAGAGCATGCTGGACGGCAAGATGTACGACAGCAAGTCCAAGCTGCTCAGCACCTATCGAGCGGCCGGCATGATCGAGGTCGGCAACGATCCCGCCAGGCTTCGCACTCGGAAGCGCCCGAAACCCGACAGGGCAGCGATCAAAACCACCGTTGAGAAGGCCAAGGCTCGCTTTGATCGGGGCGAGCGCGTTCGGCCCCGCTAACCACCCACCGCAACCTCTCAGACAGGTAGAACCATGACCGACGCATTGAATGGCGGCGCTGCTGCGCCCTCCGAGCCCTCGACCGTTGCCCCGGAAACGCAGGTCAGCCAGACCCAGCCGCCGGCACAGACCAATCTGCCGGAGCCCAAGCCCGCCAAAGACGATGGCCAGGAGCCGAAGAAGGCTCCGACCGCGCGAGAGGCGCTGAAGCGAGCAGCCGAAAAAGTCGCGAAGGCCGAACCGAAGCCGGAAACCGTCGCAAAGCCGGTCGACACGGCCAAATCCGAGGGCGCTGGCGACAAGCCGACACAGGCAAAGCCTGCCGATGCGACGCGTATAGCCGAAAAGCCAGCCGAGCCGGCCCAGTCCAAGATCGATGCGCCCGCCCGCTTCTCCGCGGATGCGAAAGCCGCCTGGGCAACGGCGCCAGAGCCCATCAAGGCCGAGGTGCACCGGGCAATCCGCGAACTCGAGCAGGGCCATGAGAAGTATCGCGCGGATGCCGAGGCATTCGGCCAGATCAGGGATTTCGACGACCTCGCGAGGAAGAACGGCACGACCATTCGTGACGCGATGACCCGCTACACCGACCTCGAAAAGACGCTGCTGACCAATCCGATGCAGGGAATTCAGGCAGTTTGCGAATATGCCGGCGTTTCGCTGCGTGAACTCGCCGCTTCCGTCATGGGCCAGACGCCCGATCAGACCCAGGCGCAGAACGACGCGACCATCCGCGCGCTGCAGCAGGAAATCGCCGGCCTGAAGAACCAGATCGGCGGCGTCACGACCTCGATGCAGCAGCAGCATCAATCGAAGATCGAGGCATCGGTCGACGAGTTCGCGAAAAACAATCCCCGCTTTGAAGAACTCGCCGACGACATCGTGTTCTTCATCGAGAGCGGCAAAACCAAGGATTTGGCCGAGGCATACAAGATGGCGGACCGGCTCAACCCCGCCCCATCTGCCCCGGTCCCAGCCGCCCCGGCGGCCATTACTGCAGACCTTGAGGCTCAGACCCGGAAAGGTTCGAAATCCGTCTCTGGCGCACCCTCGCTCGGCTCAGACCCGAATGCCCGGAAGCGCTCCACCTCAATCAGGGAATCTCTCGCCCGCGCCGTCGCGCAGGCCGGATAACCCGCGTCTATAGGAGGCCAAATTGGCCCTCACTAATGTTGAAAAGAACCAGGAGATCCTGTCTCTGGCGCTGGAGGATCGTTCCGAAGGCTACCAGGACCTTGTCTCCAACTCGTCGGCCACCCTCTATCTGCTCAAGGACAGGGGGAACTTCAAGGAATACTCGGGCCCGAAGATCCGCGAACGCCTGCTCTACAACAAGACGGGCTCGGCGATCTGGTACAACGGCTTCGACTTCCTGAACCCGGTTCCTGCCGAGCTGTTCAGCGATGCCGAGTACACCCCCAAGATGGTCGCCGTGGCCGTCACCCTTCCGAATGAGGACATCCTCAACAACGAAGGCGAAAACCAGCTGATGGACATCCTGGAAAGCCACATCGAAGCCGCCGAAAGCGAGCTTATCGATGAGGCCGACATCTCGCTCCATGGCAACGGTACGCGCTTCGGCGGCAAGGAACTCGGCGGCCTTCAGCTTGCGGTGCCGACCATCGTCAATTCCGGTACCTATGCCGGCATCGACCGCGGCACCCAGCCGGCCTGGCGTACTTCGGTGTTCGACGCGCACACTGCATTTCCGGCCATCGGAACGCAGGTGAACAAGGACACCGTGCGCCCCATGCTCAACTCGATCATGACCCAGCGGTCGCGCGGCAAGAAGGCTGCAAACCTGCTGCTCATGTCGCCGGAGCATTACGCGGCCTACGACGCTGCAACCGTCGCCATTCAGCGCATCAACGACGAAACCAAGCTCGGGAAGCTCGGCTTCTCGGCGCTGAAATACTACGGCGCCGGCCGCGTTGCCGACATCGTGCAGGAAGGTGGCATCGGCTCCAACATGCCGGCGAATACGACCTATGGTCTGGACCTCGCCAACCTGTGGCTCCGCTACCACCCGGAACGCAACTTCAACAAGATCGGCAAGGCGCTCACGCCGATCAACCAGGACGCCGTTGTTCAGTACATCGGCTTCATGGGCGAGCTGACGATGACCAATCCGCTGTTCATGTGGAAGCTCATCGATTCCAACCCGGCGGCCTAAGGAGGGTCCAGTGGCCTACATTCCCGAAACTCCGAACCTCGGCTTCCCTCCGATTGCCTACACCGGTCCCGCGTCAAACGTGGCCGGTCGCAGCACTCCCTGGAAGCTGGGCGATGTCATCCGCGCGGTCGATCCGGTCTATGGTGTCGGCGAGTTCATCTACCTTCAGGGCGTAGCCTCGACGGCAGTTGGTTCGTGGGTCGTCTACAACCCCGACGACTGGTCGACGGTCCTGCTTGGTGCCGACGCTATTGGCTCGGTCGCTGTCGCCATGTCGGCGAACGTGGCCAGCCAGTACGGCTGGTATCAGATCAAGGGCAAGGCCATCGGCAAGGCGCTTGCGGGCTTCCTCGACAACGCCAACGTCTATGCCACGGCGACCGCTGGTTCCGTGGACGATGCCGTCGTTGCCGGTGATCGCGTCAAGAACGCCAAGGGCGCCTCTGCGGTCGGTACGCCTTCCGCCGGCCTGGCCGAATTCGAGATCGATCGTCCGTTCGTCGACGACGGCCTCGCAGCCTAATCCCTGACGACAAAGCAATAAGCGGGGCCCCTCGGCGGGCCCCGTTTTCCTTTGCACCCTCTCAGACAGGAAATCGAGAAAATGACATCGAACAACAATCAGACGACCGTCGTGTTCCGCATTCACACGATGCCCGACGCCACCGCCAGCCAGAAGGCAGGCCGACCGATCTTCTCCGACATGGAAGTCTGCGACATCGCATTCGCCGGCAACACCAAGACCAGGGCGACCTTTCCGGCCCATGAGGCCGAGCCCAACGCGACGCGCGAGAGCGTCAAGGACGGCAACGGCGTCGTGACCTACGCCATGCTCTACAACGAGCAGTATCGCGCCTTTAAGGCAGGTGTTTCCCAGCCGACGAGCGGCACGCCTTTGTCGGAAGCGCCATTCCTGGCCGAGGCCAAGCGCCGCGAACTCAAGGCGCTGAACATCCACACGGTGGAAGCTCTGGCCGGGTTGGATGGCAACCCGCTCAAGCAGCTCGGCATGGGCGGGCGCGATCTGAAGAACCAGGCGCAGGCCTATCTGGACAATGCGGCCGGCTCGGCAGACGTGACGGCGCTGGCTGCGCAAAATGCTTCGCTGCTCGAGCAGATGGCCGATCTCAGGGACCAGCTTGCCCAGATGTCGGGGCGCAACACCCCCGTCAATCAAGTCGGGGCCCTGCAGTCCGGCTCGCAGCCAGAGGAAGCGGCTGACAAGCCTGAAGGCGAAACCGATCCGGATGCGTCGACCGACTTCGACACGTGGGATGACGACAAGCTGAAGGACTACATCGCCGGACACACCGGCTCGCGCCCCCGCGGCAACCCCAGCCACAACACCCTTGTCGCTGCTGCTGCCGAACTGGCGAACGGCTAAGCGCCCATGAGCATCTTGAGCGTCATAAAGCAGGTGTGCCCGGTCATCGGGCTCACCGTCCCTGATGCCGTCTTCTCGTCGACGGATCGGGAACACGCCGAATTGCAAGCGCTCGCCAATGAAATGGCGCAGCGCATCGCCTTCGACGGCCGTGATTGGACGCGCCTCAAGGTGCTCGCAACGCTGACCGGTGACGGCATCGCCACCGGTTTCAATCTGCCCCCCGACTACAAGCGGATGCTGAAAAAGGCTCGCATCTGGCCTTCGGCAACGCCCTATTCGCCTTTGACGCACTACCCCGACAGCGACACTTGGCTCGCCATGGCAGTCCAGAACTACCAGAGCCTGACCGGCGCATGGACGATGATTGGCGAGCAGGTCCACATCAAGCCGGTGATGCCCAATCTGGCGACCGCATCGTTCTTCTACATCTCCGATCTGATCATCAAGGCCGAGGACGGGACGCCAAAAGCCGAATTTACCTCAGACGATGACGTCTTCCGCCTCGATGAGCGTGTGCTGAAGCTCGGCATGATCTGGCAGTGGAAGGCCAACAAGGGCCAAGCCTACGCCGAGGACATGGTGACCTACGAGGACGCGCTTGCGGTCGCCAGCGGCAACGACAAGGGCTCGAACATCCTGACCGTCGGCACGCCTCGTCTGCCGGCCGGCGCCGAATGCGCCTTCCCAGGGGTGATTACCCCATGAGGCGCGCCTTCCGACGTGTTCCGGTCGCTGCCCCTGCCCAGCAGAAGCACCGCACGCACACTTTCCCGGCCCCGGTCCGCGGCAAGATTTCGAATGAGAATCTGGCGGCCTCGCAGCCTCAGGGCGCCCGGGTGCTGGAAAACTGGTTCCCGACCAGTACCGGTATCAGGCTGCGCGGCGGCACTCGTCGCAAGGCAACGATTGGTTCCGGGCCGGTGGTCAGCATGATCACCTATGACAGCTCGAGCGGTCGTTTCATGTTTGCCGCGGACACGACCAACATCTTTGACGTCACCAGTCCCGCCGATCCTCTGGTGCCGCCGGCAGCGGCTGTCAGCGGGCAGACCAGCGGGTATTACAGCTATATCCAGTTCGCCACGGCCGGCGGCGACTTTCTGTCTGCGGTCAACGGCACGGATTCGATGCGCCAGTTCAATGGCAGCGTCTGGTCAACCGTGGCGGCACTGGGCCCTATCGCGACGAACAAGCTGGCGCAGATATGGGCCTACCGAAACCGGCAGTTTTTCGTCCAGAAAGACAGCCTTGTCGTCTGGTTCCTGCCGGTCAATCAGATCTCGGGTACCGCGCAGGATTTGTCCCTTGCCGGCGTCTTCCAGAAGGGTGGCGCAATCAAGTTCGGGGCAACCTGGTCGCTTGATGCCGGCGACGGCGTCGACGACAAATGCGTCATCGTCTCCGATCAGGGCGAGGTCGCGGTCTATGAAGGCGCAAACCCCGCCGATCCGGCAGATTGGCGGCTTGTGGGCCGATACGACATCTCGCGGCCAATGGGCCGTCGCGCCTTCATGCAGGCCGGTGGTGACCTCCTGATCGCCATGGAAGACGGCATCGTCCCTATCAGCGAGGCGATTTCGAAGGACCGGGTTGCGCTCTCCATGAGCAGCGTAAGCCGGAACATCGAACCCGACTGGCGCCGTGAGGTGGCTCGCCGCGCAGCAGTGTTGCCTTGGGAAATCGTGAAATGGCCGCTGATGAATATGGGCATCGTCTCCCTGCCTACCGACGTCGGCCAGGACAATCTCTGTTTCGTCGTCAACCTCGAAACCGGCGCATGGGCCGATTATACCGGCTGGGATACCCGTTGCCTCGCCATCCATGACGATTGGGCCTATTTCGGCACCTCCGACGGCAAGGTCATGCAGTGCGAAGTCGGCGGCAACGACGACGGCTCCCCCTATGTCTGCACCTATGTTGGCCTGTTCGACCACCTACGCGTGCCGGCGGCGAACAAGATCGTCCATATGGGCCGGTCTGTCTTTCTTGCGGCTCGAGCGTTCATTTCGAAGCTGTCGATGTCCACCGACTATCAGGTTTCATTGCCAGCCGCTCCGGCGTCGACCCCAGATGACACCCTATTCGACGAATGGGACAGTGGTCTGTGGGACGTCATGAAATGGGATGGCAGCTCAGAGAAGCGCATTTCGACCCGTTGGGGCTCAATTGGCCGATCTGGCTTCGTTGCGGCACCACAAGTCCAGGTAACTTGCGGCGTGACGCCAACGCCCGACGCCGAGCTGGTAGCGATCGACATCACCTATGAAGTCGGTGCTGTGGTCGTCTGAGCATGCGATTGCTCTACGGGTGCACTGATCAGGTTTCGGCCTTCGTCGCCGGCCTCATTCCAGGCTGTGAAGCGGGTTTCGGCAATTGCAAGGCACTCGGTGTTGTCGACGACGATACCGGTGAACTGGTCGCCGGAATGGTCTTCCACGACTGGCAGCCGGGGCCGGGCCTCATCCAGATATCGAGCGCATCGACGACGCCGCGGTGGCTGACTGCCGAGGTGCGGCACAAGATGTTTTCGTACCCGTTCGACGAGGTCGGCTGCCAGATGGTGGTTCTTCAAGTCTCGGCCGCCAACGAGCGTATGGTGCGCATTGCGAAAGCCTTCGGTTTCACGCCGCATTTCATCGAGCGCATGCGCGGTCGCAATGAGGACGGTTACGTCTTCACGCTGACTGACGACGCCTGGCGGAACAGCAAGTTCACGAGGAAATACCATGGGCAAGCCTAAAGCGCCGACGCCTCCCGACCCGAAGGAAACTTCAGCGGCATCGACCGGCACCAACATCTCGACCGCGATTGCCAATTCGTGGCTGAACAATGCCAACCAGGTCACGCCTGACGGCACGATCACCTATACGAAGACTGGCGAAGAGAAGGTCACCGATCCATACACCGGGAAGACCTACACGATCCCAAAAACGACTGTCACGACGCAGCTGTCAGCGGCGCAGCAGGCAATCAAGGATCAAACCGACAAGGCGCAGCTCAACCTCGGCACCCTTGCCAACAACCAGTCGTCTTTCCTCAACGACTATATGGCTAAGCCCTTCGATGGCTCCAACGAGGCGGTTGAATCGCGGCTGCTGGAACTGGGTCGCAAGCGCCTCGACCCGCTCATTGCGCAGCAGAACGACGCGCTGCAGACCCGTCTAGCGAACCAGGGCATCATGCAGGGTTCCGCGGCGTACGACCGGGCCATGGCCCAGCAAGGCCAGACGACGAACGATGCTTACAATCAGTTGCTGCTGACTGGTCGCGGCCAGGCTTTTTCGGAAGCCCAGGCCGTCCGCAATCAGCCGATCAACGAAATCACTGCGCTTCTGTCGGGCTCGCAGGTGGCCGCACCGCAAGCCCAGGGTTACAACGGCAGCACCATCCCGACGACCGACAATGCCGGGCTGATCAACGAGAACTACAATCAGCGCATGAACGCCTATAACCAGCAGGTCGCCCAGAGCGGCAGTCTGCTGGGCGGGCTGTTCGGCGGCGTCGGCAAGCTGCTCACACTGTCGGACAAGCGAGCCAAGACCGGTATCGAGAAGGTCGGCAAGACCAACGACGGCCAGCCCATCTATGCCTATCGCTACAAGGCCGGCGGGCCCATGCAGCTTGGCCTGATGGCGCAGGATGTCGAGAAGGAACACCCCGACGCGGTGTTCGATACCCCGCACGGCTTCAAGGCCGTGGATTACCGCAAAGCGCTGGCGCTGGGAGCATAATCAATGGCTCTGTCCTTCATTTTCGACGCATCCAAGGAAACGCCGGCCAGCCTCGCGAAGAAGCGGGCCGTAGCGGATGCGCTCGCCAGCCGCAATCAGGTTCCCCGGAACGTAGGCGAAGGCATCAGCGCCCTGGCCGACGGTATCGTCTCGGCTGTCCTCGGAAGCCGTGCTGATGCTGCCGAAAAAGCGGGCCGCGATCATGCCGCGTCGACCATGGCACCGCTGTTTGGCGCCGGCACGTTCCCAGATGCGCCGACTTCCAAGCAGAGCACATCCACGTCATCGGCTCCCGTCGACTTTCACGGCGACGAACTCGCATGGACCGATGCCAAGCCGTATCAAAAGGCGCTGCTGAACACGATTGCCGGGCCCGAAAGCGGCGGCCGGTACAACGTCATCTATGGCGGCGGGAAGTTCGACGACTTCTCCAAACACCCAAACCAAGCCGTGCGCATCCAGACTGGCCCGAACGCGGGGCGCACCTCTTCTGCCGCCGGCAAATACCAGTTTCTCGGCTCTACGTGGGATGATCAGGCTGGAAAGCTTGGTCTGGGCGACTTCTCGCCTATCAATCAGGACAAGGCGGCTTGGAACCTCGCAGCCGAAACCTACAAAGCCAAGACGGGTCAGGATCTGGACGCTGTTCTGCAGTCAGGCGACCCGGCGGCAATTGCCAGCGTGGGAAAGGTGCTCAATCCGGTCTGGACCAGCTTGCCGGGCGGCATTGAGCAGGGCACGAACACCGACAGGTTTGTGTCGACCTATCAGCGCGCACTCAATGCAGGTGCTTCGCCCGCTCAGGCTCAGCAGGCGGCCCAACAGGAACAGCCTGTTCAGGTCGCATCTCTCGACCCGTCGGCTGGCGTGGCGCAGGCGACGCAGGTGCCGCCGATGCCGGAGGAATACGCCAAAACCGGCCTGTCGCCTGAGGCTTGGGCCCGAATGAACGCGCCGACGGCACCCGGAGCCCCGCCGAAGCCCGCAGTTCCTCAGCCAGTGGCAAAAGTCACACCCTCACCGTCTCAGCGCGTCACGGCGGCAATGATGGACAGCGCGCCCATAGGCGGCGCAGTGCAGCCGCTTTCGAAAGTCACTGGGGCGTTGGCCAAGGCCAATGGCGATCAGCCGGCGGCACAGGCGGCCAGCCCGGCCACCCAGCGCGTTGCTCAGGCAATGGGCGCGGAAGCCTATCGCGGCACGGCCATTGATAGCGACATGCCCGGACATGCGCCGCTTCAGCCTGGCGAGGCTGGCCCGACCGTCCAGCAGATCATGCAGGCCGCAGCCGATCCTTGGTTGAGCGAGCAGCAGCGCGCCATGGTCAACACAATGCTCGAGCAGAAGATGCAATCGAACGACCCTATCCGGCAGCTTCAGCTTCAGAAGCTCCAGAAGGAGCTAGGGACGCCCCAAAAGCAGTGGCAGAAACTCGACGACGGCACGTTGTTCGATCCGGCCACGGGCGAAACCAAGCATGTAGGCAAGCCGTCAGATGGCAAATTCCGGTTTGAGGGCAATTCGGTCGAAGCACAGTCGCTCAACGGCCTCATGGACAGCGGCGCTCTGACCCCGGAACAGGCACAGCAGCTCGGCGCCGGCAAGACCATCACCAATCCCGCAGACGGGTCCGTCATGTTCATGACGCCACAGGGCGTATTTGGACAGGCGGCTGCGGGTGGTCCTGCAATGCCGGTCACACCGCAAGGCGCACCCGCTCCTGTGCCAGCGCCGACGCCTGCACCTTCCCCGGCTCCTGTTCCGGCAGCGCCTGTCAGCCCGACGCCCGCCCCGACCCCTGCGCCGATCAGTGCACCGGTCGAGGGCCAGCGCCCTGGCATGATCCCGATCACCAGCCCGAAGGCGCAGAAGCCGACGGAAGCCCAGCGCAATCGGTCTTCGAGCGTCGACCAGGCTTTTTCGACGATCACGAGTGAATTGGACCGTTACGCGGAGCTTGTCGACAAATCCGGTATTCAGGTGAAGCCTGGCGAGGCCAAGGACAACCTGAACACGGTTCGCCAGGGCATCATGCTTCAGATGAAGGAGCTGTTTAACCTCGGCGTGCTCAACGGGCCTGATCTCTCGCTCATGGAGCGGATGATCTATGACCCGGTTGTCGATCCCCTGAAAGAGGGCGGCATTGCCAATCTGCCCGATCAGATATGGACCGGAGTGACGGGCGGGGCCGGCGCGCGGGCGAAGAACAGCGTGGAAGAACTCAAGCGCATGCTCGCCAACATCAAGACCTCTGTCGACGCCTCTGTTGAACGGCAGACGCCTGGCGCGCCGCCTCCGGGTGATGGTGGCGGCTGGAAAGACATGGGCAACGGCGTCAAAATCAGGGTGAAACAGTAATGCCTGTTTTCGAGATCCAGGGCCCGGACGGCAAAACCTACGAGATCGATGCGCCCGACGAGAATGCCGCTGTCGGTGCGCTCGGGCAAATGGTCGAACCCGGGGCCCCTCGGCCCGGCGGCCAGCCGCAGCATTTCGAGTTCGACCCGGCGAACGTCCCGGGCGGCATCCCTGGCTATAACCGTCAGACCGGCGTGATTGAGGGCGATGACGCCCTGAGCAAGGTCCGGACGGCGTCGGGCGGCGTGCTGGAAGGCATCCCGGTCGTTGGCCCGTTGATCCGTGGTGGCGTTGATCGTGCCGCCGCGGCCACCTTGGCGCAGTTCTCGGACAAGGATTACGACGAGGTCTTGCAGACCATCCAGTCGGGGACCGAGGCTGAAAAGTCGATGAACCCGAAGCTGGACACGGCCGCGCAGGTTACCGGCGCGGTCGTTGGCACGGTCCCCATGATTGCAGCAGCTCCGAGCGCCTTTGGCGTCGCGCAGGCAACCCGCTTGGGGAAGATTGGCGGCGCGACTCTTGGCGGCGGGGGCCTAGGAGGTGCAGACGCCTTTGTGCGGTCTGGTGGCGATCTGGAAAAAACGCGCGACGGCGCGCTCTGGGGTGGTGGTCTGGGTGCCGCCGGCACTTACGTCGCCCCTTTGGTCGGCAAAGGCGTCAAGAAGGTCGCCGATGCCCTCCTAACCGGTCGCCTCGCCAAGGCAACCGGCGTCGACAAGCAGGCTTTCAATCTCCTGGCCAAAGGCATGGAGCGTGATGGGCTCGACGCGGCGACTGTACACGCCCGTCTTCAGGAATTGGGCCCTGACGGCATGGTTCTGGATCTGGGGCCAAACCTCAAACACCAGGCCGCCGCGCTCGCTGCCATGCCGGGCGAAGGCCAGCAGATCGTTCGCGGTGCAATCGGCGCCCGCGATGCTGCTGCAAATCGTCGGATCATCGACGAGGTCAATTCCCAGCTTGGGCCGGCTCCGGTCCCGCGCAGGGTGTCGGCTGACATCGAGGTCAATCAGGGGCACCTGTCGCCGCGATACCGTGAAGTGTTCCAGAACGCTTCGCCGGTCGATACGCGGCCAATCGCGCAATATCTGGACCGGGAAATTCAGACCCTACGGGGCGAGGCGCAGCGTGGTCTGTCGACCGTTCGACGGATGCTCAATCGCGTCGGAACGGAAGAGCTTGAAACCAATCCCGTGACCCTGCTGGAAACCCGCAAGGCCATCGACGGCATGTTGGAGACGGTCCAGGAGACGAACGCCCGCAATGCCCTGACCACCGCCCGCCAGGCGGTTGACGATCAGCTTCGCGCTTCGGTGCCGGGCATCAAGGAAGTCGACGCTCAATATGCCGAACTGGCCCGTCAGAATACGGCGGTGCAGCGCGGTCAGACGGTTCTTGCCAATGGCCGCGAAGCACCTCGGCCGGTCGAACTGGCGGACGAATTCAGGCAAGGCGCGTTGCCTCAGGGCGAACAGATCGGTCCCTCGGCGGTGCCGGTGCGATTGCGCGAAGGTGCGCGGGCCGAAATCGAGCGCATCATTGGCACCAATGCCAACGACCGGGTAGCACTTCAGCGGCTGATCAAGGGTGAAGGCGACTGGAACCGCGACCGTCTCGCGACGCTGTTCGGCGACGACCGTGCCGACAGGATCATTCGGCTGCTCGACAATGAACGGTCCTTCGCGGACACCTCGAGCATCGTCACGCGCAATAGCGAGAGCCTGGCGCGCCGCGAGGCGATCAACGACCTGACAGGCCAGACCGGCGGCGACTTCGGCGTGGTCGACAGTTTCAAGGCTGGCGGCGTCGGCGGCGCGACGCGGGCAACAGCCGTTAAGGGTGTCGAGAAGGTCGTCGAGGCGTTGCAGGGCGTGAAGACGGAAGCAGCGCGAAAGCAGATGGCCGAAACGTTGACCAGCAACAATGCTGAGGTGGTCGATGCTCTGCTGAAGGCGGCGAAAGGCTCGAACCTTGATCCGTCACAGATCGATCGAGTTTCGCGGGCCTTGCTGCTGACGACGGTTGGCGGCGTCGGCCGCTGATCGCTGATCATAGCGAAGAGCAAAGAAAACGATCAGGCCCGTCACGATCACGCCGGTTAGCAAGCCGTTTTTGAAGTCTGATGAGACGACGCCAAGGAAGCCGTCCAGCGCAAAGCCAAGCGCCACCATTACGCAGGCGGTGACTGCTGCAGCGATCAACTGAACTGTGGTCCGGTAGCTCATGCGCCGGAAAGTAACCCCAGCCCGCCATTTCGACAATAGGCCGCCTTTGGAGCGGCTTTCCCACATGGAGTACTGCCGATGCCCCGTAACGGCTCAGGTGTGATGTCGTGGCCGCCAAATACGAATGGTGTGCCCAATACGACTGTTTCGAGCACACGCTACAATGCATTCCTGGCCGACCTTCTGGCGGATCTGAATGCTGCACGGCCCATAACCGCCGGCGGCACTGGTGGCAACACGGCCGTTTCCGGCAATGACAATCTCAATACTACCGGTGCCGACATGGCCTCGGCGGCGACGCTCAACCTGGCCAACGCGACGGGTGTCGTCGTCAACGTCACTGGCACCACGCCTATTACCGCGCTCGGCACGGTGAACTCGGGAGCGATCCGAACGCTGGTCTTCGCCGGCGCGCTGATCCTCACCCACAATGCGACCAGCCTCATTCTGCCGGGTGCGGCAAATATCACCACCGCTGCCGGCGATGTCGCAACCTTCCGGTCGAAGGGTACGGGCAATTGGGTCTGTGTTGGGTATCAGCGCTCGACAGGCGGACTCACGGTCAACACACTCGTTCAACCTACGCTCACACTGAAGCAGGGGGCCACTGCGACCCCCACCGCAGAGGGCGGTGTCGAGTGGGACACCGATGACAACGTACTTGCAATCGGCGACGGCGCTGCAACCCAGCTTTTCGTTCCCATCCCAGCGAGCACGGCAGCCGGCGACATCGAGTACTTCACTGCTGCAAAGGTCAAGGCAAGGCTTGCCAAAGGCACTGCGGCGCAGGTGCTTCAGATGAATTCTGGCGCGACTGCGCCAGAGTGGGCTGCCCCCATCGCAAGTCATCAAGGCGTGGCCAAGGCCTGGGTAAGCTTCAACGGTACTGGCACTGTCGCCATCAATGACAGCTTCAACGTGTCCTCAATTACAGACAACGGCGTCGGTAACTACACCGTCAACTTCGCGTCAGCGTTGGCCAACGCCAATTATGCGGCTGTCGGTATGGCCAGCGGCAACCTCAGGGATGTCAACTACAGCGGTGGTACTAAGACGACGTCGGCCATAGCCATTGTGGTTGGTGAATCAAACGTGGGTGGCGTCGACACCGCATATGTCGGCATCATTGTAATGGGAGACTGACCCATGAACAAACGTATCATTTTCCCGTCAGGTGATGGTGGGGTCTGTGTCCTGATCCCTGCTGGGAAAAGCGGCATTCCAATCGAAGAGATTGCCCGCAAGGATGTTCCTGCCGGCGTGCCCTACCGCATCATCGAAGCGACCGATGTTCCTGACGACAGGACTGAGCGTGGTCTCTGGTCGGCAGATTTCACGAACCCAGATGGTCACGGGATTGGCCCTGACGCTTGGTTTGCCGAACAGGAGGCAGGAGAATGAGCGTCATCACGATCCGACCGGCACCGCTGCCTACCTTGGATGATTACAAGGCGGCAATTGAACGGCTGATTGATGCGCGAGCGCAGGACCGTCGGTACGACAGCGCGGTGTCCCTCGCGACATATGTGGGGAGCACCAATGCCGCATGGGCTGCGGAGGCCGCCGCCTTTGTCGCTTGGCGCGATTGTGTCTGGGCATATGTCTATGCCGAGCTTGAGAGGGTGACGACGGGACTGCGTCCGCAACCATCGATCACGGATTTCTTAGCAGAACTACCGCAGATCAAATGGCCCGCTTAACGCTTCCGGTACCAAGCGTCCCAACGCGACCACAGGCGATGAACCCGCTCATATCCGCGTAGCTTCATCAACCGATCAATCTGTTTCTCTGCCTGTGTGTAGTTGTGCTCGATGGCGAAGAGACGGACGTCGTATCTGCCGAAGTCGAAACCCTCAAGAATCTCCGGCTCGCTGCCTTCGGTATCTATGCTGATGAAATCGATCTTTTTGGGCGCGTCGTAGCGGGCTAATAGGTCGTTCAGGCTGATCGTCGTTTGGGTGACCTTGGTATGGTCCGCACGGCGGGAGGCATGGCGGTCGCCGCCCGCGAATTGCTGCATAGTGGAAAGCTCGGGGTGGTCGGGGACAAAGAGCATGTCCACTTCGACCCCTGACACCTTGCCGACTGGCTGGCTGCAAAGCGGGGCCTTCCTTCGTGTAACGATGCTCTGTTCCGCGGCAGGGTTTGGCTCCGCTAGGATACCCGCCCAGCCGACTTGCTCGAGCAGGTAGGTATTGGAATGGGTAACGCCGTCGTAAGCGCCGACCTCGACAAAGAAACCGTCCGTCTTGTTGCCAGCTTCCGACAGCGCCCAAAGGTCTTGCTGGAGTTGCGAACTACTTTTGCGGTCACCCTGGCCGCGAATGAACGCAGGCGGGAACGCTGATCTGATCAGATTGCTTAGTCGCATAGATGCCCCGGAAGGATTGCCTAGGCAGCTTTAGACGATCCGAAGTGCATTTCAACCGTCTTCGAATTCGCGCACCTGACCCGCATCCAGCGGGAATGACGACGCACGCTCAAAGGAATTGGCCATGTATTCACGCTATCTTCTGATGGCGCCGCTTTCGCTCGCCTTCAATCTGTTTGTGATGGCGACGGTCCCGGTCTGGGCTGCATGGGCTGCGCTCGCCAGTCTTGACCGGCTGCCAGGCGTCTTTGCCTACGTCCACACCCACGATGACGACATCTACGGGCCTGTTCTAAAGCCGTTGTCAGCGCTGGAACGCTTCAAGGTCGCGTGCTGGTGGCTCTGGCGAAACCCTGGCTATGGCTTCGATGCCTATGTGCTCGGCTTTGACGCTGCCGGGGTTCAGATCGTCTCTGACAGCGGCGTTGTCGACTTTGACCGAGGCAAGACCGTCTCACGCCTCGTCGTCATGCAGGCTGCCAATGGCCACCGCTATTTCTCCTATCGTCGCGACCAGATGCTGCCAGGCAACCGCTTCGCCAAGATCTGGATCGGCTGGCACTGGTCTGCGCTCGATGGCCACCGGCACATGATCAAGATCATGTTCAACCCCTTTCGGAGTGTTTCCTGATGGACCGTAATTTCCAGCGGGCGCTTGCGCTCGTCCTGAAACATGAGGGGGGCTGGTCGGATCATCCGGCCGATCCGGGCGGAGCGACCATGAAGGGCGTCACGCTGGCGAACTTCCGCCGCTACGTGAAGCCGGGCGCGACCAAGGACGATCTGCGTGGGATCACGGACGAGCAGTTGGCGACGGTCTACCGGCGCTTCTACTGGGACGCGGTGCATGGCGCCGAACTGCCCGACGGTGTCGACTATGCCGTTTTCGACTTCGCCGTGAACAGCGGGCCGGGCAGGGCGGCCAAATACCTGCAGGGTGTCGTCGGTGTTGTGCAAGACGGCCGGATTGGGCCGGCCACCATTGCCGCTACCAAGGCGATGATGCGGGCAACCGTCATCAATGACCTTTGCGACAAGCGCATGAAGTTCCTGCGCGGCCTGAAGACGTGGCCGACATTCGGCAATGGCTGGACGGCGCGCGTGTCCGGCGTGCGCGCCGACGCGCTCAAGCTGGCCGAGCCGAAAGCGGGTGAGGGCACGGCTCCCAAGCCCGATGAGACAAGTCCGTCGCCACCTGTGACCGCCCCCGCCGAACCCGCCAAGGGCGCGGCCTTCTGGCTCCAACTCATTGGCAAGGCGTTCGCCTGGGCCTTCTCCCGAAAGGATCGCTGACATGACCGCAGTCATCGTTCGCATCGGCCTGCGTTATGGCGCGGGCTATCTCGTTCTCAAGGGCATGCTGTCGGCTGAAGACGGGGCCAACTTCGCCACCGATCCCGATATCCAGATGCTGGTCGGCGCCGGGCTGGGTGTGGTCGCCGAGGGCTGGTACTGGGCCGCTCGCAAGTTCGGGTGGTCGAAATGAGCAAGTATCGCAAGAAGCCAGTTGTCATCGAGGCTATGCAGTATCGATATGGCGATCCGGCCGTCCGCGCTTTCCTCGGAGCGAGCGCCGGCCACGAGAGCAAGGCGCGTCACCCTTCAGCGAAGGGCGAGCTTGAAATCGTCACGCTCGAAGACGGCCACGACCAGCGCGCAAAGCATGTGGCCACAGAGGGTGATTTCATCATCAAGGGTGTTCAAGGCGAGTTCTATCCGTGCAAGCCCGACATCTTCGAGGCGACTTACGAGGCGGCAGAATGACCGCGCTCATCCTCTCAGCACTGACCAATCCAACGCTGCTGGCGATCATGGGTGGCTTGCTGGCCGTCCTTGTGGCCTTCTTCAAGGGCAATTCACGCGGGGCGGCCAAGGAACGCGCCAAGCGTGAAGCTGAGGAAGCCAAGGCGCGGGATGTCCTCGACGACGTGCAATCCGATGTCGGCGCCATGTCGGCCGATCAGGTGCGCGCCGAGCTCGCCAAGAGGGCACGACCATGAAGCGCCGGCTGCTCGACCTCGTCGTCAAGATCATGCTGCTGATCGTGGTCCTGACCGGCGCTGCTGCCTGCACCTCAGCCCGGGGCAGCATCTGCCTGGGTCCAGACCTCCGCTATCGGCAACAGGTCTACGACGCGATGAACGCCGAGGAAGCAGCCCGGCACCTCACCATTCTGAAGACACGCGAGGAACTGTGCGGGAGGAAGCCGTGA